AGAGGACTAACTTGTCCTCTCTTTTTTACCCATCACACGAACCATTACATTCATCATCACAATCTTGACAATCTTCAGGTTCTTCTTCTACTAAATCCACTATCCAACTTTCATAGGTTTCTTTTGCTCTTTCTTTGGGAGTTTTTTCTTTTCTTGTATCCATTCTTCTGGTATATATTTATCTGCCCACTTAATATTATTTTTGTCACACCATTGGGCATATGTGGTGTTACTGTGTTTATATAATCTATTATTATACCTCATAAAAACCATTCTTATATCTAAGTCTGGATATTGTTCTACAACTAATAACATCTTCTTTCTATCTTTAGCTGTAAATCTTCCCTTTAATTCAATAATAATTCCATTGGGTAATATAACATCAGGTGTATATCTTCGTTGTTCGGTAATCTCATAGTGAAGATTAATTGTTTCATAATCAAAAGGAATATTATCCTGGTCTAATTTACCACAAACATCTTCTTCATATTTGCTTCTATATCTATTTGTTTTCATTGTAAGTTTTTCTATTGTGACAAGGGTGACAAAGTCCTTGTAGATTACTTTGTTCTAGTTCACCCTCTTTCCATTTTTTTATTGGGACTATGTGATCCACAACATCTGCTGGTCTTGTAACACCTTCTGTTAAACAATGTACACACAATGGATTTTCCCTAAGAACAACCTCTCTTAGTTTTCTCCAAGGTGATTTTCTGTAAAAAGATGTATCACCACCCCAAGATTTATTCTTCTCTTGTTTAGTTCTTTTATCTCTAGCTTTTGGTAAATGTGGCATATAGATTATTTAGATTTTGATGAACCACCAAAAAAGAAATCTATAATAGTATTTACTTTACTAGACATAGCACCAAAAACACTACTAACAAATCCTATTTCATAATCTGAGAGCTCTAATGTATTTAGTACAAAAAATCTAAACATTGTATAAGATAAAAAGAAATAAGCACAAGTAAAGATGATAGCCAATATTTTTTGTATAAAGCTATCGTCCATAAACATTGTTCTAGCACTTCCTCTATCTTGAACTTCAAGAGCAAACATTTCCTTTTCGTGTTCTTGTATAACCTTTTCAAACTCATTTTTTAATTTTAATCGTTCTTCGTCTGTTGTAACAACATCGTCTATTATTGTAGATGCTTGACCTACTAAACTTTTTAGAATATTTTTTATCATAGCGTAATTATGTCGTCAGCAAATTTATATTTAGTCTTACCATTCTCATCTTTGTAGGCTTCTAAAACTTCCCTTCTGTTACCTTTAGATTTAAAAGATATGTGAAGCCAGGAGAAATCAAATTCGTTAATCATTTGGTCAAAGTCAAGTGCATTGTCAATAACATAGTCGTAAATGACTTTATTATTCATTTTGCCATTTTCCCAATATTGGACGTCAGCTGCTTGACCTTTACAATGCTGTGACCTACTACTGCTTCCAATAGCTTTAGAGAGTTGTGGAGAACGATAACCACTAGTAATACGAATAGAACCGATACCAGACCTAATGGGTTGCAAAACTTGAGTAACAAGTTCTTGAATATTTTGTATATCTTTTTTATTAGGCTCATTTTCTATACCTAATCTTTTCGCTGTGTTGCTTCGAGTAAACTCTAAAAGCACAAAGTTTTTGCTTAACCTCATACATTATTACTTTTCTTTAATTTGATTTGATGCTAACAATAATTCTATCTTGTGTAGTTTAGCTGATATATCTGCTAATATTGTTTTTAGTTCATTATCAGATTGCTCTAAGTGATACACTCTTGATGAAAGTTTAGTTACTTTAGTTTGTAGAGTAGCCCAAACTCCAACTGCTGTTGATACCAATATAATTGTTGATATTACTAACTCTATAATTCCTATTGTAACTTGCATTGTTTTGTAAATTAAGAGGAAAGGGTGCAACCATCGAAAAGGTAGCTAAAAATGATTACACCCATCCTCTTTATGTTAATGTTAATTTAGCACCATAAATCACTTGATTTGTGGCAGTTGTTACTACTGTTATTGTAACATAGTTTGTTGAAGTTGATGGTAGTGGCATTTTACCAAGACTAATAGCTTTTGTTGTGTCACCAATAGCAACTCCTTGTGTTAATCCATTAGTATAATCTACTACGCTTAAAGTTGTTGTTAATCTATCACTTGCAAAAACTTGAAATGCTGAAACTCTTTTACCTTCTGGTATAGGTATCATAGCAAATAATTCGCAATCTGCTTCATTAACTCTAACACCTATTGTACTTTTATTATCATCTTCTATAACAGCAAAGTTCAAAGCTCTACCATCATCATTAGACATAAATTGATTTGGTAGTATTTTTAAATCACTACCATAAACACCTGCGTCTTTACCATCAGAGCCATTAGCACCAGCAGAACCATTACTTCCAGCTTGTCCTTGTGGACCTTGTATTCCTTGTGGACCTTGTGGACCTGTTGCACCATCACCGACTTCTTGTGTTAAGTACCTTCTAACCTCAGTAATATCTTCTTGCATCTCTTGAATCTGATATAACAAAGCACCAAATTCTGGATTTACCTGATGTTCAGCAAGGTCTAATAAAGTGTTTAGATGACCATCATCATACTTCTGCTTTAAGGCTAATTTTTCATTACCTGTCTTAGTGTGTACATCACTATATTTTTTATCTAATAATCCCATACTTATTCTTCTACTTCTAATATTGCTGTACCATATATAATTACTCTTTGTACACTAGTTGTTGAGCCTGTTGTTCTCATATGAAAAGCAAAAGCATCACCTGCTGTCAAAGAAGCATTACTACCTGAAAAAACAAACTCGCATTGATAAGGCTTGTTTTCATTATAGCTTCCATTTTTATCGGTAGCTGTTATAGGATTCATTGTAATAATTGCTTGTGTACCATTTGTAATAGGAGTAAATTTACTAAAAGCAAAATCAAAATCTGCTGAATTGACTGCTGATGAAGTCCAATAAAAAGTAAATAATAATTTTTTTAATGTGCAATCATTTATTGCTGTATAAGCAGCTACCCTAGATTGATTTTGACTTGTGGAAAGTGGTATATTACTTGGAGAAGTACCAGAACCTAACATTGCAATAGTTGAAGATCCTGCACTATACCAATTATCATCTTGAAACAAATAAAATAAAAAGCTACCAAAATCTTTTAATATTATTTGTATAGTATTAGCACCACCACCACCACCTGTTATTACATTTGATAAATCGTATGTTAATGGACTTAATATTGAGTTGGCAGGATAAGAAATTTTAGGAGTAAAACTAGAAAAATCAACTTGTGCAGTTGATGTATTTGCATCTTGACTTGCAGTTAAAATTAAAGGATTTGTTCCATCAGGATAAGTAAGAACTAATTTTTGTGAAGCATATACCTTACCTTTTATATTTGAGGACAAAGTTAATTTAGTATCAGCGACTCCATTTACTAAAGTTGCATTTAAAAAACCTATTGAATTATTTTCAAGCATCAATCTAGATGCTTGTGCTGATTGATTAAAAGATTGTCTTAATTCAGTTTGAGGTTGTGGTATAGGGTCAGGTGTGTCAGGCTCATTAGATATAGTTATATTTGTTTCTACTGAATTTACTTTATACCATTCACCACTTAATATTTCAGATTGTGCTTTAAAAGTACCACCTAAAAATGTATAATATTTAAATGAGCCATCATTATTTATAGAGTATTTTATAAGTCTTAAAGGAGATATATCTGCACTTTGAATATCTGCTTGTAAAATCTCTAGTGGCTCAATTTGTAATTGTAAAAATTCTTCAACAAGTAATTCAGTAGCATTTTTATAGTCAGTTGGTGTAGGATTGTTTCTTTGAAATCCAGGTACAACTTGATATATTGGACTAACACCTGTGCCAGAATTATATTTAAAAGAATATAAAAGATTTGCTGCACTTTGCCCTAAATTTAAATCCCCTAAATCAAAGCTCTCTATTGCTGTATTTTGTGTTTGAGATGCAGTATATATTATACCATTTGTAACATCATTATCTTCATTAAATTCAGTTGGTGTAAGGGTAATGTTTTCAGAAATAACTTGAGTAAGAAGTGGTGTAGGATCATTAACTTGTAAAAAATCCCAATCATATTGTACAGGTGGTGTAGCTGTTATTGGTGTTCTTCTACCTTGTGAATAATCATTATCAGCAGTTAATTGAATAAAAATATCACCACTTATATCAGGATATTCTATAATAGTTCTAAACTTTATTTCGGTAAAAAACTGTTGTATAGTACCAAATCCTACACCTGTTGAATCACAAGGACCAAATGAATATCCATTACCATTAGTCGGAATAGGATTACTTACAGGACCAACACACATTTCAGATGCATTATCTAATGGAGAATCTTGTGTAACACCATAACCTCTTTTTATTGTTATTGTACTTGCAGAAGTTGCCCAAGATAAAACATTACTACCATCAGCTGCAACTAACCACCTTTGATTAGTACCATCACTAATTCTTATAGTTAATGTAGCTGTTGTTTGAAAACAAATCTCATATACATTGTAATTTGTAGTTAAAGTAAAGTCACTTTTAGTAATTTTTTCTTTATATCTAGCAGAAAAATTTAAATCTAATTGACCATTTAAACCACTTTGCAAAGAACCTGCATAAAATTCAGTACTCATATCTTGACCAGAGCCAACATCAATTGATGAAAAACCACCTAAAAAATTTGCTTTTACTCTTTCATAACTAGGCTCAAAATATAAGTTAGATCCACCTAATATAGTGTGATTAGATTGGTCTATTGTAAGTAAGGTGTTTACAGTTGTTGGGCTTGTTCCATTACCAATTATAACAGATTTATAATCAAATGTCCTTAAATCACCTGTGGTATTATTTGCTAAACTATTAGGTTGTATAAAATTATAATGTCCTTCTGCTAAATAACCAACAGTATTAAAAGATTTTAAAACACCATTAAAGACATCAAATGGTTTGTATTTGTAAGGTTCTTGGTCTTCCTCTATATCACCATCTTCACCATAAGTTGTTGGTTTGCTGACAAAACCTTTTGAAACAAAATACAATATAGCAGGGTCGGCTTGTTCGTAAGTGTGTACCGATGACCACCAATCTAAACTTGTTCTTAACCAATTAAATCCTGCTGGTACAGGCGAACTCTCACCAAAAGAGTCACTATTTAAATTCATATCTTGACTTATAGTAAGAAGTATATTTTTAATGCTATGAGAAGCGTTTTTTTGGTCTTCACCACTAAAAAATTCTTCTTTTTTCTTACCCCATAAACCATAAGAATCAGTTGCTGTTATTTGAAACTCATAAGGATAAGGATGGTTTTCTATGACATCAAATGCTGGTTGAATCCAACCAAACCACCAAAGGTTTGCATTTGCAACAGTTCCCCTATAAATTCTAACAAAATAAGTTTCATAGCCTTCATTAAAAGTGCTATATAAAAAGTTTTCGTCTACATCACTTTCTACTACATAATTTATTTTACAATCAGAGCCTAAAAACTCTCTATCTCTAGTACCACCACTACCATTCCAAGTAACCTCAAAACCCTCAGTAAAGGTTTTAAATTCAGTTGGTGGTGCAAAATACTTTGTTATTATAATACTTTTTACATCACCATCAAATTGAGATGATGGTACTATTTCTAATAGACCACCACCTGCTGTAACATTTTCAGTAAAAACACCATTGCTAGACCTATTTGTTCCATTAGTACCACCTAATCTAACTCTAACAGTACCATTTGTTCTATTGTCTATTGTTAATACAACTTGATATACAACACCATTTTCTAATATATTTGTGTCCACAGACCAAAATAAAGGTGCAGTATTTCCTGCTGTGTGTCTTGCACCACCTGTACCATCAGTACCTGCGTTCCAAGCCCAAGTGCCTGATGATTGTGACCAACCTGTTAAACTACTTGTAAAACTATTTGACGCTGTTGATTGTGGATATTTACTAGCACTACCATCAGTTTCAACATCAGAATTGTCTTTTTTCCAAATCTCAAGATTCCAATTAGAACCTTTCTCTCCAATAAATTCACTAAACCTTACTTTACCAAACTTTAAAGCCATAATTTATCTTCTAACTTTTCTTCTATTTGCTCTATCAAATACTATCAACAAGTCATCACCTGAAATTCTAACATCAGGTATTACTGTGCCACCACCTAAAGCGTGATTAGGTATTATAGTACCAGATGAGCCAGGTACAAATAATTCTGGTCCTCGCTCACCTACCAACGACATTTTGCCAACAGGTGGTCGTCCACCATCAGCAAACATACCACCTAATAATCCTTTAAAACTTTGGTCTTTACCAAACATTTTAGTAGCTGCTTGTGTTGAACCTAAACCTGTGGCACTAAGTAATACTGATAAAATTGCTGCCTTTATTATCATAGCTAATATTTGTTTAGCTAATTGTTTAAATATATCACCTAATCCTTTTAATAAACCTTCACCACTTACAATAACATCAGCAAATGATTGAGCAAAACTGTCTGCTGTATTAACGGCTAATTCATTAAGTGCATTTTTAAATCTTATAGCCCTATCAATTGCTTCTTGTTTTAATCTCATATCCTCTAAATATGCCGCATAAGCACCTTCACCAAATATAACATCGTATGCTTCTTGAAGGGTGCGTGTTTCTGGGACTCCTTTATTAGCACTCGAAGATGTACCCCCGCCAAAAGAAAACATTCCTTTAAAAGCATTTTTAGCCCCTATTGCTAATGTTTTAGCATTTTCAAATGCATTACCAGCTGATTCAATAAGTCCAACATATTTAGCAGGTGTTCTACTAGCTTGTAATTTTTCTAATTCTGCAATGTTATCAGCATATTCTTTAATTTTCTCGGTGCTTTGATTTATTAAAGGATCTTTACCAAAAAATATTAATGCTTCATTAATACCACTAACTAACAAATCCATAGGGTTATGCTCTAGCAACCATTTACCAAACTTTAAAAACATTATCTCTAAATCGTCAAAAAAGTGTGAAAAAAACTTACTACCCATACTACTGTTGTCAATAAAATTTTGGAATATTATAGCTAAAGCAGAAATTGCTGCTATTACACCAAGAACAGGTAATAAATATCCAGAAACAATACCTATAGCACCGCCAACCATTGTTATACCACTAGCAAGAATTGGCATTAATAGAGATAAAGTACCAAGTATTAAAGCAACAGGACCAATTGCTGCTGCAAATGAAAGAACAGCAACAGTTATTTTTTTAGTTCTAGGTTCAAGTGTTGTAAAACTTCCAGCTAGTTCTGTTAAAAATCTTATTACAGGTTCTAAAGCATCTGCTATAACTTTACCAAACTCTATCTTTAAACCTTCTATTGCTGAATTTAATTTTTTTACACTATCAAAAGTATTACCTGACATTAAATCAGCCATATCTTTTAACCCAGCAGTATTTGTTTTGTATTCTGTGGTTAACTCAGATATTTTGTTTCTGTTTTTAGCTAATATCATTAACTGATTAGCAGCAGTATCACCAACTAAACCTTGAGCAACATTTAAACTCATTGAACCTTCAGACAACCTATCTAAAGTATGTCCAAAAGGAATACCTTGTTCATTTAATCTTATAAAGGCTTTACGAAGTCCTGTACCTGCTTTACTTGCTTTGATACCATTATCCATCAAAACACCCATCATAGCAGACAACTCTTCTATATCAACACCTACTGCTTTAGCAGAAGAACCTGCGTGACCAAATGCTGTTGAGAATGTGCTAAGTTGCATAGAAGAATTTGCTGCTGCTAATGCTAAAGTGTTAGCTACACTTGCTGCATTACTAGACTCTAATCCAAAAGCATTAATTGATTGAGCAACTGTTTCTGCTGCTAAACTTAAATCCTCTCCTGTTGCTAGTGCTAAATCAGCAATAACACCTTCCATATTTTTTATGGCAGTAGGATCAAATCCTTTACGACCTAATATTAATTGTAAACTAGCAAATTGTTGTGCAGTAAATTGTGTAGTAGCACCTAACCTTTTTGCTTCAGCAGTAAGCATTTTAAATTCATCGGTAGTTGCTCCTGTAACCGCCAAAACTTTAGTCATTTCATTCTCAAAATTAGAGAATGTGTCAAATGCTTGTTTACCTAATGCTGCTATTGGTGCTGTAACACCAAATGATAATAGCGTACCTAATCGTGTAGCTTTAGAAGCAAAACTTGATATTGATTTGTTTGCTTTACCAAGACCTTTTTCTAGACCTTTAATATTAGCAGCTACAATTATCGAAATAGTTTTAAATCCGCCCATTATTCTTTATTTAATCTTTTTTTATCGTATTTATCTATCACAGATTGTATGTGTTCTTTTGAAGGTAATTCTTTTTGAGGTTTACTCTTATTGTCCCAAGGGAAAGGCAATACTTCTTTTGGTTTTAATTTCTTCTTAGAATGTGGTGACAAAGTAGAATGTGCAATAATTCTTGTCTGTTCCCAACCATCTCGCATTAATTGCTCCTGGTAATCGTTAAAACCAATTAACTTGTTATTAAAGGTTCGTGGGGTTGAGTCATAAAGTTCATCATAACTCATCCCCATTCTACCTAAAGCTATTTGTTCGAGCTTATCCCAATTGATGTCACCCGAATTTTCATCAACTTCCTTTCCCTCAATTACTTTCCCTCACTTTGAGGTTGGTCTAGTTGAAATGCTTCGAAAATTTCTCCCATCTTGTCGAAATCCTCATTATCTAGCCAATTTTCAATATCACTTACCTTAAATTTAAATGGTTCGCCCATCTTCTTAGCACCATATTTTAATCCATAATAAGTGATAATACCTATGTGGTCTATTTCTGTTCCTAATTGATTTATTTCGTTTAGTTTTAAACCACATTTATTGCAAATGTCTTTTAAAGCTAAGTAACTAAATCTAATTGGTCTTTTTTGACCACCTAATTCTACCTTTTTCATTTTCTTGTTTTTAATTTATAAAAATTTATGGTCTAACTTTTTTCAAAGAAACCGATGTTAATACAATATTAGTAGCTACTGCTGTGTCTTGTATTTTAAATGTTGTTTGGTTATTTGTATATGTGATATTATGTGTACCAACAGCACTTGGAATACCTAAATTAGCACCTGTTTGCTCAATCGTTAAACTTCCTGATGTATAAGAAGAAACAGTATATGTTAATTCATATTCACTATCTGCTACTATTGCTAGATTACTACCATCAGAATTTGAAGCAAGTAAACTACTAACTGTCGAACCACTAAGAGTACAAGTACCTGCTGTTGTGTCAATAGTTACACCTGCTCCTGTTGCCCAACCAGAACCTACACCCGAAGAATAAAATTGTGTATTAATTAACAACTCATTACTCAATCCATTTTTAAATAGTTGTGAAGTACCTGTAAGAGTACAAGAATATGTAGCATTTTCCTCAACACCTGCTTCAATAGATATACTAGATACAGCTACATCACCTTGATAACAATTTATATCATCAGGATCTTGATAACTTGTAAAGCCATTACTAGGTATATAGTTTTGTTCAACTTGCATTGATGAGATAAAAATTTTACTAGCACTTGTAATACTACCATTAATACCTGGAAAAAATTTAAGCTCAAATGTTCCTGTGCTGGTGAATGTTGGTGTTCCAAATCTAATATATAATCTAGTCCATTCAGAAGTGCTTAACCCTGTTATATCCATTTGATTACCACCAAATTGACTTGTTACAGTTCCTTGACCTTCAATTATAGATAAAGTTGTAATACCATCACCTGTCATACTAAAACCTGTGCTTCCACCACTAATTCCTTTCATATAAAAAGTAATGTGGTTGTAGAAACCTTGCATAACAGTATTAGGTACTATAAATTTAAAGTTTCTATCTAAAGCGTCTGGTGAAGCTATTCTAGATGCACTAAAACCACCAAAAGGGTCAGCATAACTCAAACTCATACTAGCAACAGGAGATCCATCTGCCCAATATTGATATTCATTACCTATTTGACTATTTTGTAATATATTTCTAATTCTATCAGAAAATTTTACATCAAATATATTACCTGTTCTGAAATCCTCAACAAAAGCATCTGCATCAACATTAGCATTAAAATTAACTAAAGCATCAGTAGAAACTTCAAAAGATTTTAATCCTTCAGCATTTTCTTGAAATCCACTAGAATCTTTTGTAGTAACATCTCTTAAATCATTAGTCATACTTAAAGATGCACTTGTACTAAATGCAACAGGCTCATATATTACATCTTGACCATCTTGTGTAATATTTATGTCTATTGCATCTTCTTCTGGTGTAGATGTACCTGCTTCTATAAAAATATTCGGTGCATCGCCTGTAATAGGACTTGTAAAATCAAAATATTTATAAGCACCAATAGTCCCAACTGTTCCAGGTGAAGAACTATAACTATAATTACCTGTTGTTAAAAAAGTCTTTATTGCATTTAGAACATTAGTACCTGTGTTAGCAGTAAAAGTTATTGTTTCATTATAACGATAACTTTGTGAACTACCACCTGATGATTTATAAACAGCATTTATTTTAAAATTACCAACAGCATCAAATGGAGTTGTACTTTTAACTAATATTCTAGTTATTTCTGCTTGTGCAGGTGTCGTGTATTTATAAACTAATAAATCCGAAGCGTTTTTAATTGCCATAATTTTACGATTTAAAAGTTAATACTACGATTCTGCTAAAGCTCCTGTACCTGTTAAAGTAATTGAATAAGTTGCATTTTCTTCTACTCCACCTTCAAATGAAAGAGATGAAATAAAACAATTACCATTATATGTTTTTGCAGAAGCACCAGCTGAGCCTGTACCAAATACTACTTCTACTTTAGTACCTGCTGCCCATAAATCCCATAGTTTTTTCACACCCTTCATAGCTGAAGAAGAATCATCAAAAGGATCGCTACCTGTAATTGTATCACCACTTAAGTCGATAAAACCATCACCACTTAGTTCAAAAGATTTTAAACCAGATAAATTTTCTTGAAAACCTCCAGAAGATTTCGTTGTGGAATCTCGAAGGTCTGTTGTCATACTTAAAGATGCAGAAGTTGAAAAAGCCAAAGTTTCTGTGTTTGTGCCTGTATTATTATCTGCTACTCTAATAACAACATTAGTTGCATTTTCTATTGCCATTGTTTACTTTTTTTAGTTTTTGTATATTAAACAGTTAAAAATTATTTCTTTGTAGAA